TTGGAATCCTGTTCGGCATCTTTATTCGTCAGGTCGCTCATCGTTCATCTCATTGAAAGCCATACGCATTATATAGACAATGTAATACATTGTCCCTGCTAAGAGTATGATTATAGAGATAATTACACCCCAAACAGGATCATTTATGTTCTCGTGAGGGCGAAGGAGTAGTTCCATCTTTACTATTAAAACTAGGGATCATTTGATATGCCAACTTGTCCCTCAATCTATTAATCCTATCTTCATCGTAGTTGAAAAACTCTCCTCTCTTATTCACCTTCTTATAATAATGAAGGGCATTCTGAATAATGGTGAAGTCTTCCATCGTTAGTTCAAAGTTCATTTATGATTCCTAGAAAAAGGTTCCCAATGTTGCCAACCATATTTATGAACTGCCCACATACCTATGATAGGTACAAAAACTAAAAGGAAACTCATGACACCAAGTGCCAGTGGAGTTTCCATCGTGTGTCGTACAAAAAGAATTATGCTGGATAGTCCCATTTGGTAATGCTCTCCGTTTTATGCCATGGTCCCCATCCGCCTTTATAGACATATGGAGTTGTGCGTATAGGACAAGTATCACCAATGCAAAGCAGATCGTCAACAATTCGCCAGGATTCCAACACTTCTTCAGAGTGGACGAAATGAGACTGATCGTTGATTAATGCATCATATAAAAGTTTTTCATAACCATCTACAGCACCCTCAGGATATGGGTGAGTTAGTGTTGCTGTTTCTACGTTGTCTCCCAGTCCAGGTGCCTTCATATTAATGCGGACATCTAGATGAGGATTAGGTTGGAATCTCATGACGATGCGGTCATCATATTCATGACCCTCAAAGAGAGTCATAGGTGGTGACTTCAATTTAATAACAACCTCAACACACTGGTAAGGCATTTTCTTACCACTCATGAAGTGAAAAGGAACTCCCTGCCAACGCCAGTTATCGATATATAAATCACCAGCGACAAAGGTAGGAGTGTCACTGTTAGGATCAACGCCCTCTTCAGACTTGTAAGTATCATACTGACCAAAAATAACTTTATGCCCTAGTCTAGTGGCGGCAAGCACTTTTGTCTTCTCTCGTCTGACTTCAGTTGCTGACATTCGGCAGGGTGCTTCCATAGCAATCAATGCTAGAACCTGAAGCATATGGTTCTGAAGCATATCCCTTACGACACCAGCACCCTCATAGTATTGAGAGCGTCCCTCACAACCAATAGTTTCAGTTGCAAAGATCTGAACCTCTTCAATATACTGACGATTCCAGAGAGGTTCTAATAGTGTATTAGAAAATCTTGTAGCAAGAATATTATTGACAGTATCTTTTCCAAGATAATGATCAATACGATACACCTGCTTCTCACGAAGATTTTTTGAAATAACTTCCTGCAGATCTTCAGCAGATCCCAAATCATGTCCAAAAGGTTTTTCTATAACCACTCTAGATCTATCACAATCATCTAAGAAACCACCCTTCTTCAGATTGATAATCGCATCAGCATATGTGTTTGGTGGAACAGACAAGAAATATGTTGTATCAGCACTGTCATCATGCAGTTTCATCAAACTTTCTTCGGATGCCAAATCACATGGGACAAAATCCATCCAGTCAGTAAATTTTTCTGGATAGTCACCAAGACTCTGCAACCAAGTTTCTCTTGGAAGCTCTCTACGAGAAGCACCAACTATCAATAATCCCTGTGGCAGTAATCCCTTACACCACAGTTGATACAATGCTGGTATCAGTTTTCTCTTACATAGGTCTCCGGCAGCGCCAAAGATTACTATGCGTTTACTAATGTGCTGTTCCGTTTCCATCGTATTTGTCCGTGTCGTAGTAGTCATTCTCACCCTTTCGTATCCCGAAATATATTGTGGATAATACAAAGGGTATTGAAATCCATAATAGGGCATGTGCTAGTGTCATTTCTCCCAACCTTTATTGCAGTGTTCGCATCCTTTACCACCGCATTTTGTACAAACCCAATTAGTTTTATCTGACATCGTGTCCTCCGAATTTATAACGCATTCCATTGAGTACACGGTTTGCAAATTCCCCTAATCGTCTGGAATTGAATCTTTCAAATAGGGCAGTAGAGATAACAGGGGCAGGTACACCAAGGTCCACAGCAGCGTGAACAGTCCAACGACCCTCACCACTATCGCTAACTCCCCCATCGAACTTGCTAAGCTCTCTATCGCGGCGTAATACATCAGCGGTAAGATCAAGCAACCAAGAACCGACCACACTGCCACGACGCCAAAGCTCAGCCACCTCAGCAACATTAATATCATATTGATAATCTGCCGGGTTCTCCATCGGAGCAACCTCGGCATCCCCTTCCTTAATATATTTGGAGCCAAGGTCCCCAGAATGCAGAATATCCAACCCTTCAGCGTATGCCTGCATGATTCCGTATTCGATTCCATTATGCACCATCTTTACAAAATGCCCAGCGCCAGGTCCCCCGCAGTGTAACCAACCATACTCAGCAGATGTTGCACTGGAATATGGATTAGTGCGGGCTGCAGCACCAATTCCCGGTGCGAGTGCCCTAAAGATTGGAGCGCAGACGGATACTGCAGAATTTGTACCGCCAACCATAAGACAGTATCCACGCTCCAGACCGTAAACTCCACCACTAGTACCGCAATCAATATATTGGATGCCAAGTTTGGCCAACCTTTCCGCTCTCCTGCGAGAATCTTTAAAGTTGCTATTGCCATGGTCAATAATAATATCCCCGTCGCCAAGTAATGGTAGTAACTCATTTAAAGTGTCCTCAACTAGTTCTGCAGGAATGACAAGTTGAAAAATTCCAGGGCATTCTGAATAGACTGTCTCACCAGATTTCTCTCCGTATATAGATACCTTTCTCTTTACTACTTGAACAAGGCTTTCCAAAGAATCTGCAGCTGCAGTAATATACCCACTTTCTTCTGCCTCTTTTGCTTTGGCATAGTTTCTACGATATCCATAAGTTTCAATACCTTCTTTAATCATTCGGCGGGACATACCTTCGCCCATCCGACCAAGACCAATAATACCAACTCTCATACTCACCTCGACTGTATTGCTAGTAATGTTTCATAGGGTATCCAAGCAGGTGTTTCATTCTTGAACTGAACTTGGACTTCTGTAATAACTCTTTCAAGATCCTTTCGATAGGATTGTCTTGTATTTTTTACACACGATAATGGATTAGTCATCAGGTCCTCCAGGGCACTGCGGATTGCATTCTTCTTCTCATTTCTGTTGCTAGAGAAGCATATTCGTTATACATTCTATCTCCGGCAACAAAACAATGTTGTCTCTGTTCCAACGCATCAATAATCAAAACGTAATCTTGTTTTGTAAAGTCGGGAAAATACTTCGTCATGGGTTTTCTGGGTCTAATCCTAGTTCTTTAAGATAATCTATCCACCATTGTGGATCCTTCTTTGTTTTCCAGTTTGGAACTGGTAAACATTTATCAGAATAATATTCTGATATCGCATCATCTAAAATCTGTGCGATCTCCATACTCCTCTTCCTCCTCGTCAACGTCTGCATATGCGTCTGCCACATATGGTCCGTGTGGTTTTTTGGATTCTGCTCTGACATACTTCCGTTCATCGTTGACTGCAAAAATCCACAAACTGAGTTTCATTACAACCCATATTATCACAATAGGAGATAGACAAGCAAGTAAAACGAGTGGGTTCATGTTGGTTCTCTGAAATACTCCGGTAAAGGACATCCTTTGAAATCGTTTATTTCATTGACAGATACGATAAACATGGTAGCGAATCCAAGGCAAAAAGCAAAAAGCATTTGAGGGAAGTTGTAATTGCCTACGAAGGCAGTAGGATCAGGTTCATCATCATGGGGATGAATTTGTTTAGCGATCCTTTCAACCTCTTTTTCCCTTTCCTCCTTGGATTTTTTATCCATTGTATCTACCTGGCCATGATAGTTGCATTCCAGAGATTAGCAACACAATAAAAGCAAATACAAACAAAAGATCCATAATCTACCTCGCTGTTTCCAAATCACTCGTATTGAGAACAGATGCTAAATCTTTCTCTCTAATAGTTAGTCGATCAGGATCTATTAATCTGATTGCCTCAGCAAGTTCTTGGAAGTGCTGAATCTCATCATTCATAATCTCACAGATCTTCTTATCATCAGGAAAACGTGTCAGATACTCAGCGTATGTGAGTGAAGCATGAACCTCTACTTCATATGAGAGGTGGTAAGCAGAACTAGGAGCCACCCAATAATAAACCACGTTGACCCAATAATAGATAAGGACGAGGTGTTTGGCAAAGAAACGATCAATCCAATAAGAATTACCGCCCCTAGATTCCATGTACTCCAGATGTTCTGTTTCGTTAAGAGTTTGAGCAAAATGTTCCTCCATCAGATAAATGTGTTCTGGCCCGCGCAATCCCATTGATTCTCGGAAATGAAGGACGCTTAAAAAAGCGAAATAAGGTGCCCGAGCAATCTCCTCAAGCACCCAGAATCGTTGATAGTCTCGACCTTTGTATAAAAAATCGATGATTGCGACTGTTAAATTAAGAAAATATGTGTTAAGTGTAGTCATCTTCATCCTCGTATAAAGGACATGGTTCTTCAAATAAATGCTGCATTCTAAGTTGTTTGATTCGCTCCCTCAATTGTTTATAAAACTCTCTCTTCTCGTCTTCGTTCATTCTACATGTACGGTTCCGATCATTCCAGCTCCTTTATGAGGTCCACACCAGTAAGTATAGTCACCCGCTTCTGTAAAAGCAACGTCGAACTCTTCTCCTGGCATCATTGCAAGGGCTTCATGACCTAACTCAGGATGATCCTCAACGATGACGTTATGTGGTGGGAGCATATTGTTGACAAAGTGTACCGACTCTCCCGCACTGATTGTGACTTCAGCAGGATCAAAAACTAAGTTGCCACCAGAACCCATTTGGACATCAACTGCCCATGCTGGTGTTGCTAAAAATAGTGTAGTGAGTAGTACAAAAAACAACTTCATAGAAGTTTACGCGACTACACTATCTAGCGTAGTAGATAGTAAAATAATTGTGAATATTAGCAACCACTAACAGTTCTTGCCGCTTCTGCGCCGACAGTTTTACCTACATTCTGACCCAGTAAAGTTGCCCATCCTGCTGCTAACCACCCGATGTATGGAATACCTGTGAGCATAGGAGCAGCACTTGCTGTGATACTAGCACCGACCATCCCTCCGGTCGATTCTCCAGCGCCCACCGACTTTATACATTCTAGGTCCTCTGCAGTCCAAGACTTTCCCTCAGAAGATTTTTCACCTCTCGGAATATTCTTCTGCCCATCCATGGTATACTCATAGGTCTCAAAGTTTTCTGACTCAACAGAACCCTGTGATGATTTACCAAATATTCCCTTTTCATCATACTCTTTATCAACAGCAGATGACTTGGTTGTAGTCAATACCTTTGGATCATTTGACTTGTAGTCAATACGGTATCCTTCTGTTCCGACCTCAACCTTATATGATGAATAAGGTCCCGTGGGGAGATTGATGGCAGGGAACTGAGGACGATCAGCATACTTCTCTGTCGTCTTCATCTGATAGTCCATGAGATGCCCCAGCACACCGATATGTGCTATAGCAACCACACCACCTATTCCTAAAGCACACCACTTGAATGGGTTAGCCATGACTTAGACCTCAAACTTTTTCTTTTTTGGTTTCCTCTTTCTTGTCTTCTTCTTTTTTATCTTTTTTAGCCGGAACAACCCCGAAAGTAGCTAAAGTTCCGGTGAAGACGCTGGCTATAAAAGTCGGATCGATATTTTTCTGAGGAACACCAGGAATAGTCACATAATTTAAAGTGAGAATTGCTGCAGACCACGAAAGAATAACGACACGCACCAAAGCAGACAATCCCTCATCTGCCCAGTCAAACTTATTCGATTTGGTTCCCTCTTTCTTAACAGGAGTCGATTCCATATGAAAAGAAATAAGGCAACTTTATTTATGATTCAAGTTGTTCTACAGAGATTTGTGTATGTCTAAGATTATTAAATTTTCTACAAAGACTATCGCTTGATTCGTGTTGCCATTTTTGATACGCATTCTTTAAGGATTGGATGTAATCATTTCCATCGATGCCTTTCATTTCCGCAGCAACTATGGACTTGATTAACACATCCCTTGTTAAATGTGTCATTTGAAAATTGTTGTTATCCAATAACAGACTTCTACATTACGAGACTGAAGAAGGTTTGTCAAGAAGCCTGCCTTGGCTGTGCTTCAATTTGTATTGAATGTTATTATTTAGGGAGATAATTGTTTTCGACCAACCATTCCCGTGTCTTAGGAGTTGGATCATAGTCAGTCCACATCGTACCCAAGGCACAAGATTCGAGTGCATCTAAAGTCATATCTTTTGTATGTCCTGCCCAAAATGCTTCTTTCTCCCAGGGGATGGCATGAGGCATATCCTTGTAGGTTCTCCTTGCCATTTCTTGCCACATTTCAGGGACATCCTCTTCATTGTGAATAATAGCAATCATATTATTCTTGATACTACCTGCCATACAATCTTGTGCAGCGTGCCATCCTTCATGACGCATAACGCTCATCAGTACGTGGGGGCGATTCATAAATCTTCTGTTAAGAAAGAAATTATTTCCTACAGTATGATAAACACCACGATGACCCACAGGAAAATATTTTTCGTCTGCTAAAAACACCCCAACTCCGATCCTGCTAAGGGAAGAGAGCATTCGATTGAACTCATTAGAAACAGAATAAAAATCATCAGTATTGGAATACTCACTAGAAATATCCAAAAGATTATTGATCTTTGTGACTCCATCTGTGCATTCCCTGAGTAACATACATCCCATGGCATCCATAGTGTAGTAACCCTTTGTGGGTTCACTACGAACTGGTACAGTCATTCCATGAGCAGCACCGAAAAGAAGACCAGCAAGAATAAATTTAATCATGGTAAAGTGACGCCTCCGGTCATTGTAGGTAGTTCAGGTGTTAGAGAGACTCCACCCGTCATTGTAGGCGGTTCAGGTGTTAGAGAGACTCCACCCGTCATTGTAGGCAGTTCTGGTGTAACAGCATCAAGCAAGTCTGGAAGTGCCCCAGCAATCGCTTCTGCTGCTGCCTTAGACACTCTTTCTTTTACATTATCTATAATCTTATCCCTAGAAACGTAAACATACGCCCCGCCACCAATAATACTCGCCGTTCCTAGGAATGATAATACTGCTAAAACATTAATTACTTTCTGCATAGTATACCTCAAAATATTTTGTCACTCCAAATGAAGTCATGTGACCTTGAGAGACCCAATCATGAGCACACTCAAAGATGGATTGACTGGAGTATTTAGGAACAACTCCATCCATCTGTCCGCCGTACTTCTTAAGAAGGATTTGTAAGACCTCCTCACGTAGTTTCATTTTCTCTGGACTATATCGCCAATCATCGTTCATGAAAGTTCTCCGATCCACCGATGTGATTCAACTGTATTGTAGTCCCTTTGGATCGAGTTGCAAGCTCATACATGTCTTGATGAATTGTTTTAGATTCACCAGTGCCATAATACTTGTGTGCCTCATCTTTAAATGCTTGATATTTTCTCTCCATATAATCTTTATTCTCATCAGAGAGAGTTGCTGGTCCAAACCACTCATCATGTTTTAGATACTGTGGAGCAACAACTGTTGTATGCTCTGCTTTAGGAACGTTAAATGGAATGAATGGAAGATTCACACCTCCAGATGTAACTTTGATGCCTGTGTTTGGAAGCATACTTTTCACCGTACCTAGGAGTTTTTGTTTGATTTTATTTAACATTATGAGAGAACAAGTTTCTTGGAATAGTTATATGCATAAGTCTCGCGCTTTCCTTTGATGCCCCAACCTAACCAACGGTATGCTGGTTTCATATAGTAGGACACGCTTTGCCCGCTACCCTCAAACGTGGGTAGATGCTTTTGAAATACATTCTCATTAATCATGTAACGAGTCTGACATGTTAATTCACTGGGATCACAATCATACTTTTTGGCAAACATTCCTAACCCATTATAACGCTTCGGACTAGTCCACTGGATGATTCCATACCCACCGCGATAGCAACGGTCATAAGGAACTCTAGCGCCTCCTTCGCATACATTGGCACGGAAGTTGCTCTCTTGTTTAATGTTACCCAGAATCGTTGCAAGTGCATTACGGTCCCTAATGTTTGTATTTTTTTGTAATTGACTTAAAATATATTTTTCTTCTGGAGTACATTCAGGACAGTTCCACGTTTTCTCATATGAATATAAAACCATCTCTGCGGACTCTGTGGAAGCAATAGCCGTAGTTACAGCATTTGGAGCACATGACATTCCAAGAAGTCCTAACACCGAAAGTGCAACAAATGACTTAAACATAAAAGGGGAGCATAATGCCCCCCTATTATAAAGTATTCTGTTTTTCTTGTCAATTATTTGGTGCCGTGGCAGGAATCATCATCCCCCCACCAAAGTCATCGTCATCATCAGCATCATGAGATACTGCCCAGACGACCCAAGCAAATAACAATCCAGATGCTAAAGCTAACATGTTCTCTATCACCAAATACCTGGGATGAGTTGACCTGTAATAGCATAGGATCCCATTGCTGCTACTACTCCGAGCATTGCTGCCCAACCATTAATACGTTCTGCTCTTTCGTTCATTGTCCTGTCTCCTGTAAAGTTAAATAAAAGTTTTCGTTCGTTGGTTTTCTACCATCTAGTTCGTAGATGGTAGAGTCTCCGTAAGTCTTGTGATCCTTGTATCCCACCATTCTCCCCTTTGTGTTTTGAAGGGCAGGCATGAATACAATATAGAAAAATACTCCTGGTGCTCCGATAATTAAAGCACTTGCGATTACATAATATGTGAGAAGTTCAGTCAGGGAAGTTTCCATCAGATCATACCAAAGAAAAGATTACCGGTCAGTGCATATGAGAAAACAGCAAAGAAGAAACCAATCATCGCAGTGCGACCATTCAGTTTTTCTGCACGTTCTGCATAACTCTCGTAACCATAACGCTCAGCATCTGATTTCGACACATACATTTTTGGTTCCTTGGCAAAAAGATTTTGCTGACCACGCTCATTAGTTGTTACAGTCATTTACTTAAAGTTATAAATCTTTACATATTATATAGTAAAAAAGACATCCTGTCAATAGGATGCCTGTAGTTATTAATACTCAATCAGATAAATTTGCCATGTACTCGTCAAGTTTTCTTTCCAATCCTTCATATTTACGAAGGATTTGCATATGCTCATTCTCTAAATCTTCGAGACGATATTGAAGTCTCTCTACCAAATCATAAATATTTTTAAACTCCGCAATATTCTCCTCTCCACGATCAGAGTCCTCATAGAACCATTCTAACATCTTTTGAACTTTCTTTTTCACCAGTCTTCGTCTCCAAACTCTAGGTTTTCCTGATGTTCAGCGTTCTTTTTACAATATCCATGGACATCCATCTTCATGTCCAAATGTGCTCTAGTATGTATACCCTCAATCAGTATAAGTATAAGAATAAGTCCTGCTGGCACCAACCATAATTGGGAAGAGCAGCAGGCAATACACCATTTTTTCCATTTAGGGTCACATGAGTTATTATCTTTCACTACAATAAACAGCTCCTGACATTGGATTAGGTGGAAGACACGTAAATTGTGACTTACGTGTCATCAATCCCATTATAACAAACAATTGAGCAATAACAATAGATGAGCAAATATATTTACTCAATTGCTTGCGGGTAAATTTCATTAGAACTTAAAGATACTAATACTATTTACCGGATCCTTCTCGTTAGAAGTGATAAAGAGTCCTTCTTCCTCTAGAGTCAAAAGTCCTTCAGGTGCTTTACCTGTAGGAAGAATCTGTGTCATAACAGGGGAAGAAAGATTACTAATATCATAAACACCAACTGCATTTGCTCTCTCGGCACCTACGAATAGCATACGCTTACCATTGTAAGTTCCAACTGCAACGGATTCGGGTTCTACACCTTTCTTCTCAGCACGTTTGTCGTTCCAGTAACCTGCCTCAGCAAGAGTATTCTCAAAGGTGTTTCCGGAATCATATACAATCGTACCATCTTTATGGAAAATTGTAAATCCTCTAGAACCACCACGCTTGTGCTCACCACGACGCTTCAGTTTGTAATCACCCTCGTTTGCAGTAACGAAGTGATTATCATCAATCCAAGCAACAGCATCGGGCTCACGACGAACACCCTGGCGACTGCCCACAGGCATATAGTAACCATCTTTGGTGTCGTCGATGTCATAGAGATCTACAGTGCCAGCAGTGAAATCGGAGAGAACGTTGCCACGGGAATCAAGAACAACCATATGATTATTCTCTTGAAGAGTAACAACAATTTCACCCTTGTCATTGATATCAACAAACTCAGGTTCAGGATCGCTAGGAGCAATGCCAGCAAGTCCACGAACATCCGCATAAGTTACCTCACCTTTAAGATTCACAATTGCAACATTACCTGCAGGATACTGAGGGATCAATCCATCGTTGAGGTCTTCGTCTCGTTCATTTTCAATAGCAATAGCAGCAAACTTACCATTGGGACTAGTAGATACAGCATCTGGTTGACCAGCAAGAGGAATCTCCTTTACTACTTTATAGTCCCACATGTCAATCACTACCACCTTACCCGATGGATTCGTGAAGGATGATGAGGTGTTAACAGCCGCAATCGCATATCCGTCGCGTATCGCCACGCTGGTTGGTTCACCGCCAACATCCACGATAGTGATAGCAGAAGGGTTACTGGGATCGGCAATACTAACAAAATCAATAGTTCCCTTATCCGAGTTTGTGTACGCGAGGACTTGTCCATCGGAGGCTATGATTTCTGCGGCAGAATCTTCACCGACACCATACTGACCGACTTGAGTGAATTCTGGGGTGGATGCTAAAGCAGAAGAAAGGGCAGAAACATCTGCCCCAACCAATGCCCCACCGACTGCTACTGGAAGTGCCAGTAGTCTGATGAAATCTAACATGTTTCTCCTATATCAGAGGGAATCTACAGCAGCAAGGGACTTCTGTCGAAGAGATTCAGGGAGAGGTACATAACCCAGAGAGTCTGAAATACCTTGTGCTTCTTCACTCAACATGTAACGAAGAGCAGGTTTGACTGCATCAGTCTTATGACCAGGTTCAGCAAGGATCCAGGTCAGAGAAACAATAGGGAATGCGTTAGCACCAGCGGGATTAGGGTCGGTTCCACGCAGTTTGCTGTCCAGTTTGATCTGGGACAGACCAGCAGCAGAGGTTTCTCCACTTGCTTTCACATAGTTACCTGCTTTGTTTTTGATAGCAGCCTGTTGGAAACGATCACCAACAACGTAACCATAGTTAAGATAACCGATAGCACCAGGAGTATTCTTGATAATACCAGCAACACCGGAGTTTCCCTTACCAGCAACGGTGTTAGAACCAGGCCAGTTTACAGACTTACCACGTCCGACTCTTACATCCCAGTAAATTGAGAAGGCAGAGAGAGAATTAGTAAAACCAGCTGTCGTACCCGAACCATCAGAGCGAACAGCAATAGTGATAGGAGTATCACCACAACCGAAGTGCGACCAGTTATTAATACGTCCATAGAAGACCTGAGCGACTTCTGTTTGAGTCAACTTAAGATCACAACCAGGCTTGTTGTATGCAACTGCGATTGCACCACCAGTCATAGGGATTTGGACCATAGGACGGGAGATACCAGAAAGTTTCTTATCAGAAACTGCCTTATCGGAAGCACCAAAGTCAGTAGTGCCTGCTTTGTACTGGCGTACACCAGCACCAGATCCTACTGCCTGATAGTTGACTTGGTTTCCAGTCTTGTCAGCATAGTTTTTGAACCATGTCTGATAGATTGGAGCGGGGAATGATGCTCCCGCAGCATTGAGAGCACCTGCTTGAGCAGCAGGGGCAGAGAGGGCAAATACGCCCAGAGCAAGTGCAGCGATTTTCATTTGTTTATTTCCTCATTGTGTTTACTTTATGATCAGAATTCGTAAGTCAGAGAACCTTCGTACTTCCACTCAACAATATCATCAGCATCGGGCATAGTCCACTCAGCCTTGACTTTAGCGCCCAGGTTATCAGTCATTTTGATTTTAGACCCAACTTCAATCTGTTTAAAGGTTGCAGTGTCTTCATCGTTCTTGGTTTCCCATGCTGGACCGAGTTCAACATAAGGCTTGAGGTTACCAACTTTGGTCTCATAACCAATACGGGTCTCAATATAGTTCTTATCCATTTCGCTATCTTCACCCTTGATGCCAACCTTAGTGGTGACATAAGGACCAGCCAGTGCAGGTGCTACTGAGGCGGCTCCCAAAACTGCCAGAGCAGAAAGTGCAAGTGCTTTTTTCATTTTTTTGTACCTTTGTAAATTTACAGGGTTGTCTTATAGTCTTTTATATTATACCAAAGATCAATAATTTTGTCATCGACTCCAAAATTATTAGACAAACCGCGATATATAGAGCAGTTTAACTAAAATTTAACTATAAAAAAGGAACCCCAGTTAGGGGTTCCACATCATTTAAGTATCAGAAGAAATCAGACATAGTGAACTGGAAGAGTTGTCCACCAGCATCAGCACCAACTTCTTCAACCTGACCACCAGACTCACCACGATACTGAACAACACCTTGATACAGATGCTCTTCGATGGGGATAGCGTTCTGGATTGCATCGAGACCAGTACCAGAAAGTTCTTCCTTGGTGTAGAAGGAACCATCTTCCTTACGAGCAGTGATACCCGTTACGTCCCAAGAACCAGAGAACTCAGCACCCTGACCATAGTTAGTGATACCATCAATTTCCCAAGAAGTTCCAGGGATAGCAGCAGCACCAGCAAGTTGACGGGGGTTGTACTTACCACCAGCAACAGCAAGGTTATAACCAGTTGCTTCGTCACGGAGAGTCAAGGTCTTCTTATCGATAGGAAGCGCATACTTACGCTCACCATAATCGTTACCAGAATCTTCATCAACGATCAGGAT